TCACCAATGCATAGCCGTTGAACTTGCTGCCATCGGACCAAGCAATATCGGCGGTTGACTCGACTTTCGCGGAACTTGCCATCTACTTCTATTTTACTACGAGACATGAAAAAGGCCCCTAAACCCACTGTAATGAGTTAAGAGACCTTTTCACGCGAGAAGCTTTGCAGCTTCAGGGTAAATTATGTTGCGATGGTAGGATCAGGGTCCATATCGCCTTCCTCAACCAGTGAGATACGCGCCCACATATCGGCGTATGCCGTATCGGGCGTAGTGACAGTGAGGTTAAAGATCACCTGGAAGCGAGCATCCAGAGCAAAGTTGTCCTTAGTCGCATCAATCACGCCGGGCGTAACGCCGGTGCTTGTGGCAACGGTATCTTCCGTTCCAGTACCAGCCGTCTTATCCAGTTTAGGTTTTGTGGTGAAGATAGAAACGGGCGTAGTACCAATCAACACATCCAAATCGGTGTTCATCGGGTCGGAGGCGTCAGCACCATTCTCTCCAATAATCAAAACTACATCACTAACCCTCCCGGCAAAGGGAGCGTTGAAGTGGACTTCAAAATCAGCGGTAACCGCACCACCTTTACCAACCACTACAGGGACCGCCACAACCCGCTGAGTCTTATCTGCGGTACTCATAAACCGTCGATCAGTTTTAGCCATTACTTACCTCGTTACCCGATGCTGGATTCATGTTCGATCGTGCGAATACGATGGTTAGTCGTATCCAAAATGACCGCCGTATACAGGAAGTTGTACGCAACCGCTAGACGAATCTGGCCAGCGGGATCAAACAGCTGATCGTTATTGTTGCGGACGATGTGGACGTTGAAACGTTGTCGTTTGGGATCGGTAACCTGACTCGGCCCCCGGCCTTGCAGTTCCGAACTGCCGAATCCGCCATTGCCAAAGATATAGCTTCGATACTTAATTGGCGCACTCCCAGTCTTTTTTACTGTCGTATCAGCAAAGATCTTACATCCAAACAGAGTCCCCACCAACCCACGATCTTCCATGTTCTTAAACTCCGCACTAGAAGTAGGGGAGATCAAAGACTGGAAACCGCCCGCAGCCGGGTCATTCTTTAAATCATAAGCCACTAACGGCGAGATCAACGCCTTAAACATCCCACCTTCAAACGGCTCGATGTCCTTAGACATCATGGCCATCACTGCGCGATGGAAGTCCGAAGCAACCGCGAATTGGGAGTTGGGAGCCTGATCGGTAGACGCTTGAACAGCATCGACAACATTTCGGGCCACTGCATTAACAGTCAAAGCAGCTCGGATACCCAAATTCTTAGATCCCGCCAACGCCTGATCGTCGATTAGGGTATCAACGGCAACGTCGGAGAAGGAAATGAAATCCACATATTGAGAAAGGGTTGCCGAAATCACCTGACTCGGCATACTGAGGGGAGATCCAACTTGACCTTCAGTGGCGGCAACAGTATTTTCCGCAAATGTGGAGTATCGAAACCACTGAACAGTTTTGCCCTGTTGCTTACCGATAATGTCGCGCTGAGCCATCTGAGGGAAGCGTGTCTTAGCTACCAACTGGTCGAGCGCTTGTTTGCGATAAACTGTAGTTTGCGCGTGAGTTGCGCTGGAAAGTACGGACGCGGGAGTTACCATTGCTTAACCTTATTCCTTGTTACGTCCCGTGCTTTCTCCACTAACTCTCCTACTATTGATTATACAACATTTCCTTAACCTGTCCCGGAGAACTTCTCCAAGCTTCCCGCTTCAAATGCTCCCATCTTCTCCAATAAGGGCTGTAGTTCACTCATCGGAGTTTTTTCAATCAATTCGTTCAATTTATCCATCATAGTGTTTTCCGCCGCGCCCGTGCCTAGAGGCGCTGTAGCTTCGGGAGAAAGATTGGGGATTGCGGCAGGCTTTTTCTCTTCCTCCTTTGGAGCGGAGGTTTCCTGTTTGACGGGCAAGATATACTTATGCTCCTGAGCATAGGTCCAGGCTTGTTCAAGATTTTCCTCATTCATGGCCATACCAGCGCCGTTCAATAGTTGTTTCATCACATTATTGGCATTGACATCGGCGCTTGGATACTCGGGATGGCCGCGAAGAAAGGATCGAGCCTCACCTAATTCAACCTGCGCTTGTAAGCCCTTAATCTGCTCTTGAACGGCCTTAAAGACCGGAGTCTCGCCTAGGGTCTCTTCATTGATGGAAACCTGCGCCTTACGCGGCTTGGTCACTAATGTTTCGGCCCATTCAGTATCGTCCCATTCACTGGAATCGGGTTTGGCGGGAGCTTCAACCGGTGCTTGTGTGGGCTGAAACGGAGGAAACGGAACAACTTTATCCCCTTCGTTTACCTCATCCGTATCACTCCCTGAAAGCCTCTTACCCATCTCGGCAATCAAGGCGTCCTTATCATCCGCTGTGATCTCAGTCCCGTCTTCAAGTTTATAAACGGCCTTCTCGGTAGGACTTTTTCCCTTCAGTTCGTCTAGAATATCCTTACCTGCACCTTCGCCCATATCGCCCTTACGGGCATTCAATTCACCATCCAACTGCTTAAGCAACTCTTCATTCGTATCCATCGATTATACCTCTCAAACTATTGGTCTCTATACTTGATTCTAATACACTTCTACACTCGGACGGAAATGCCTCTACCGTCCGAATCACTATCCTTAACGCCGTCCAGTAAGGTAAAAGAGTAATTTCACCATCCTCCATACGGTCGGCTAGCATGTCTACCTCACCCTTTAAACGAGTAATCAAATCCGCCCAAGCCTCACTTGTCGCAAACTGAGCGCCTTCCTGTGCGACCCTTTCATCTAAGTCGGTAAAAATTCCCGCCGTCTCATTACTTTCCATCACCCTTCTTCTCCTCTCTCTTTGCATTCACCAACAGCTCTGCTAGAATCTTCTCCGCACTCTGCTCGGATGAAGTTTCCAGTTTGGTTTCCGCCGCGATCTGGGCAACCTTTTCCTTACTCTGTGCGGACATTTGGGCTGCTTGTAAGCGTGTTTGACTATCCAATTGCTTCTCTTGCATCTTCGCTTGAACCTCAGGCGGCGGCTGCTGGGCTTGCTGAGCTTCTTGAGGCGTCATCCGCTTGAAGAACTTATATCTTCCCCGCGTACCTGTAGCGTCTTGGAAGAGACGTTCCATCTCAGCGAAGTCGGGAGCCATTTGAGCTTTCGCCGCCTCAGCTACGAATTGCGGATTGAAGACAGTCTGAAAGATCATCGGTAGTTGAGGCAACAGACGCTCACGAGCCAATTGCCTAGCCGCCCCAAACATCTTAAACTGAACCTTTCCTTGTATATTTTGCCGAGGAACATTTACCGCCTGACCTTCATTACCTTGTCCCGGAAGATTCTCTCGACTCTCGTGCACCTTGGCAACCTTCAAAAGTTTCTGAAGAGAAGGAACAATCAGCATTCGTTCAAAGTTATCGAGGAAGGTAAATGCACGAGTGCTCACCGCCGTCGCTTGGCCTCTTACCCCGCTGGAAGTACGATTCGCATTAGAAGGCGTTGGTACGCCGGTTTGGGCTAGGTTATTCTGTCCAGTTCTTCGTTGTGCGCGGGCCTCTGCGCGATCTACGGCCACATATGCATCACGAGTGATGGGCTGGAGGGTGATGGGAAGAAAATCTTTTGAAGGATCTCTAGACCGAATCAGGTTTCCCGGTCGTAAGGCAGTTTCACCCGGAGACAAATGCTTACCGCCCAAATTAGCTACACGGGGAGGATTTAGGGTAATGTTTAATTCATCCAATCCGGCATTGGTGACGTTTTGAATAAGCTTCTGTTCCGAGCCAATGATATCGCCGAAACTCAGTCCAATCTGCCTCCCTAACACAATCCCATATGGAGCGCCGCAGATGGTAAGAAAGCCATAGGGGTTATTTTCATTCAAGGCGACCCATACATCCTCTAAACTCCAAATCACTCGATCAGGGGTTTCATACACCTTAACATTGATGGTCTGTTGGGAAGGGTTAGCTTCATGAAAGCCCAATTCGGCTTGCAAGCCTCTCAAGCTCTCAGCATTCTCCGTAGTCGCGTCTCCAACCGTAAGAGAACGATTTTTGGCCATCCAATTCAATAGAGGTAAGGGAGGGAGATTTATTCTCTTATCATCTCTCAAAGCCCACAACTTCTCTACAGACATCTTCACAGTCTTGATCCATGAAGGCGTAGTGTCCACTATAGCTGTGGTTGAAGGTGACAGGTAAACATTCCTGATATCCAACCAGTTCAAGAAAGGCGCGTTCTCATCATTACTCCACCCAACCTGAACATACCCATTCCCATAGTGCATTGCCGATCTTACAGCTTGTTCATAGTGCCATACCGCATTGGGCTTGATTCCCCGTCCCTGCTGATCCGTGGCAGCGCTTAGATAAGCCTGTACATCCGCCGCAGCACGAGGGTTCCCGTCTCTTTCCGCCGTTACTTCAAACCAATAAGGTTCATTCGCAAAGAGAGTTGATATCGCAGAAGGGTAGGCGCTTTCGAGATGATCGAACACGACCATCACAGGCAAGTTGGACCTTTTAATCCTCGTACCGGGCCAGTACTTTTCATTCACCCATCCGTAGTAGAGTTCGTCATTCTGCCGCCATTTTCGATCATAATTCGCCGCTCGAAACTGCGAGTAT